GGTCATGTTCACGATCGAGAAGCCGTTGCACGCATCGTTAATAGGTGTAAAGAGCCTTGTTCTGATAACAGGCTCGCCGGGAGGGAAGCCTGTATTTGCCATGATATCATAAACAGAGTAATCAACAATGCTCTGCTTGATCAATTCGGCGTAGTTGCTTGGGAAGACTGCAGAATCGGTGACACGGATGGTTATATCCACGAAAATGGGAACCATTGTAGGACGCATGAACCTGATGTTATAAGGCTGGTTCTGTCTGTCCCTCAAAGTCACAAGGGTGTTGCCGTAACCTTGGATCGTTACGGGCATGCGCAAGAACATGGCATTGGCAATGTCCTCCGGTTCTCCGCCCACTACCACCGGGGAAATTTCCTTGTAAGGAATGCCTCTGGAGTCCTCAGGATTGGTGAGTGCGTTCTGGTAGACCCGACAGTAGGTGACGCCGTCTACGGCAATGATTGCCGAGTAAATGGCCTCAATCTGACGGAAGCTGGTCAGGCTGGTAGACAACTGCTGACGCTTCCTGAGCTCATCATCAGTTTCTTCAGGCGTCCCAACAGAACTGGTTGACGTGTTGGTTACGCTGTACCATCCCGCCGTAGCAGTTTGAATCGTATTGATAGAGCCAACAGCAGGGTCAATCGCACCCTTCGTGGTGCACTGGAAGCGACCTTCAACGGTTCCGTTGTTTCCAATGACATAGTTAGCCATCGCCTGATAGCTGTTCGTACCCTGTCGGTCTCCGATTAGGGAACCCTGAACAATGAGCGTGCCAGCGGCACCTGAACAGGTACAGATGATGATCGTTTCGCTTCCCGGCTTGCGCACGATGCCGTTCAACTGAACAGTGCCGCTCTGCCCCGCCCCAGTGTTGTACAACGGATTGAATTGTATGCTGGCATCAAAGGCCGCTTCCCAGCACTCAGATAGCGCGTTGGAAAAAATACCTATCAACTGAGTAAGGACGGTATCACCAGACGCGTTGGCGAAAGGGAACTCACCTGTCTTCGGGTCTTGAATGGCCTCAACCCGTTCCAGCATGTCGTTGTTGATGTCAACAAGACGCTTAGGAACGAACCCTTGAGGAAGCATTCCGTATTCAAAGTTAGCCATAATTGATCCTACGCTGCAAAGGTTGAAGCGGTGACGGGCAAAGTAAGCTCTCTCACAGTGCGATCTGTAAGGATAACACGGATGTATACGGAGAAGGTTCTGTTGCCCAGTATATATCTGGTGGTGAGCTTTTCAATGGTCTTTACGCCTTCAGTGCCCATAACGCAACGACGAATGAGCAAGAGGACATTGTTCTGCTGGGACATTTTGGCTCCCAGCATGCCATGACCATCCTGATACCAAGGGAGCCCAGCCGTTGTGTCTAGGAACCATTCTCCCAACTCGCGAAGCAACCTCAGCTTGAGCCTTTGCATGACCTCGTCAGACCCGGTCACTTCGCCAGGCGATAGATCCCAATTTTCATTAAGTCGGAAGTCCCATGACATATAGCGATCCTTATGCGACAGGCCCTGACGTATCAGAGCCAGATTCAACGCCAGTGTGTCTGTGAGAGGACGAGTTCTTGCCGTTGCCGTCAGTGAACGTGCCGTCCCGCTGAGTAATGTTGCCCTGAATCGTGTTGCCCGATCCGCTGAGCTCCATGTTGGAGCTTGAAATGGTGCAGGTGGAGCTTGTGTTCATGGATATTGCTCCATCGGCTTGGGTGGCAACTGTACCCGGAGCCGTAGTTGTTACGGATCCACCTTTCATCGAATAGACCGCTTGTCCGTCTGTCATCGTAATACCATCAGGCCCTAAGCTGATGTAGGACGTGCGGGTCAAGTCCCTTAGTTCAATGTTCTCAGTGCTGTAACTTTGAATAGCAACCTGATCACTGGACAGACCGGGAATGAAGATTACGTCAGTGAGCGACCTCTTCCTTACATTGGACACGTCAGGGTCAGAACCAACAGGAGGATCGTTAATGTTCCCGGAGGCAACGAAATTCGTTATGTCCTTATCAGCCACTATGAGCAGACCAGTGTCTCCCGGCTTCAATGGCAACGTGAGTAGGAATCCAGCAGTTTGAGCGCAAGGAAGAATGACAGGAACGTCGTTGATCTCAGGAAGAGCCATGTACTTGGTCTCTTGCCCAATGGTGATCTTCATGCGTTCAGTGGGCTGAACCGTGACCTTCAATGGAGGGCCCGGCTTGACCTCTTTGATGATGCAAGGTTTGGCTATGTCCATGGAATCCAACATGCGCTGAATAACCAGACGCTGGGACTCGTTGGGAGAGGTCTTTGAGTAGTCAGCCATCACTTCACCTTAACGCCTAGCTTGTAGCTTTCAATGTCCATCGTCCAGTTGGAGGAGTACGTATCCAAGTCAATTCCAATGGTATGAACACGATACGTTCCCGAGAGGCTTTTGTTCAGCTTGCTGGACACCTTCACAGAGGAGCCTACTGTGATGCCCGGCACGTACAACGCCTTAATCTTCACCCCGGTAGTCCACTGAAGAGGCCCTGATAGGATTGGGGAGATGTTAATCAGACCGCCATTGTCTCCGTTGAGCTCCACTGAGGAGCCGAGCATGAACTTGTCTCCCATGCACTTGAGGGTGCCTTCCTGCACTGACCAAGAGAAGCCGTATTCCTCTGCCAAGCGATTAAGACCGTCTTTGGTAGATCCCGCGTAGCTCCAGCCCTTTCCTACAATGTTCCCCTCTACGCCTTGGAAGCTCTCAGGGTTCACTGTAATTCCGGGGAGATCCTTGCCAAGCTGACCAGCGGCGGCTGAAATGGAAGTTCCAGGGCCAAAAGTAACGCTAGAAGCCCCCATAGCCAAGGCTCCAAATCCAGGAAGAACAAGGAATGACGTGATAATGTCAGCCCCTGCTCGCTCACTTTGGACGTTCATTATAGAGCCTTTATAGATGGTAGCCATGTTGGTGTTTTCCCAACCAGCTTGCAAAGTCAGCTTGGTGAGCCCTTTCTTTACTGCGTTCCTTGTGTCGTCCGAAAGGTTGTACACCTTGATGGTAGAAGGAGAAGGAAGTCCCATCAGGGTCTTCTGTATATTAGCGGATACGCGAAGACCGTTCATGGTGCCGTCACTAGCAAACTGAACAGTGGATCCCGCTGACTTGTTTTGCCATTCAGCGAGAGGCCCTAACGTAACAAGGACTTTACGTAGCCAAGGTCTGTTTTCGCTGTCAGCCATTAGATTACTCGAAGAGGTTTAATAGGAGATCAATGTCAAGCAAGGGATCCCCAAGGTTGTAAGGAAAATCCTCACCTTCTGTGTACCAAAGAACCTTCAGGACCGTACCCAACGCTTCAGGGCCAGAGG